TATTGCCTTGATGGGTGGAGAAGCGACGGCTACACCCATGAAGATCATGTTCCGGCATCCGACGCGCTGGCGCAGGCATTGCGCGCTGCGGCTGACATGCTCGATGCCGGGAAGCGCCCTAACGCAAAAGTCAGCGGCGCCGGAACGGCGTCCGCTGGACTGCCGGGTTATGCCGGCGATGGGAACGGAGAACGAAATGACTGACTACAAGAGCATGTTTGAGCAGGCGGTACGCACTCTGGCCGCAATTGACGAGGCGCTTGGCATTGGTGATGACGGTTGCGGTGACCCTGACCAGACGCTGACGGCGATTGCGGAACTGAAGGCGGCGAAAGTCGGCGTTGGCGAGACGACGGTAACGCGGGAAATGATCGGAGCGGCGCACGACATCATGCTGGCGCGAGGTGATTTTGTTTTGTCTGCCGCGCTGCTGGAGCGCATCTATCTGGCGATGGAGCAGGCAGCGCAGCCGAGACAGACGCCGTTTGATACCTGCCCGACGTGTGAGGCTCTGGCCCGCACGGTGATGATGGATCAGACGGGCGCGGCATGAGGCATAACGCCTGAGTTAAGCCGTGCCACGAAGTGGCATCGGCTTGAACGAATTGTTGGGCCGCTGGCCCGGAGGAACCATGAAAAATCTACATGTGGCAAAGAGCCCGATCACGAACAGGATTTTCTGCGGAAGCGTGTTGAAGGACGGGATGACGTGGGCAAGCAATAAGACTGACGTTACCGGCGAAGCCTGTGCTGCTGTTGCGCAGCATGTGCTTGAACGAGGGGAGCCAGTCGTAGTTACAGCGAACGGTGAGCCTGAGTACGAAATCACGGTGCGAAGCCTGCGGCCCAACGCGAAGTAGACGGCATTCTCGCCGTCTATTCTGGCCGAGGCCGAGTTTTACGTCATTACGCACCAGTTGTGTGCGACAACATAAAGTAAAACGGAACTTTTTTGCCTAGTTTTAGCAACCCCGCGCGCCCACACTGCGCGCATGAACGAACCCACCACACTACGCGCTGGCGACTCGGCCGCCTGGTCTGAGTCATTCCCCGACTACCCGGCCGGAGCTGGCTGGGTTCTGGCTTACCGCCTGCTCTGGTCATCCGGTACAGCGGTCGATATCCCCACCGCAGCAAATGGCGATACCTATGCTATTGCCCTGACCGCAACTGATACCAAGGATTGGTCAGCCGGCCCAGCCACCCTGGTGAGCTGGATCGAGAAGGGTACCGACCGCATCACGATCGGCCAGAAGGCTGTAACCATCCTGCCGGACCTCACGGTTGCCATCACACACGACGGCCGCAGCTTCAACAAGCGCGCCCTCGATGCCGCGGAGGCTGCCCTGGCTGCCTACCTGACCGGTGGCAAGGCGCTTGTCGAAGAGTACGAGATTGCCGGCCGCCGCATGAAGTTCCGGGACATCAACCAGATTCAGGCCTTGATTGACAAATACCGGCCCCTGGTCGCCAAGGAAAATGCCGCGCTGCTCATGCTGCAGGGCGGTGGTTCGCCAGGCCGGGTTCATTACCGCGCCGGAAAGGGCTGATATGGGCCTGCTTGACTACTTCCGCAAGCCAAAGGAAACCGCTGCCCAGCGGGCGGACTGGCTCAACAACACCGTCCGCAATATCGCCGGATCAATCCAGACCCAGCAGCTCGCCAGCACGCGCCATGCGGCCCGCAGCTTTGCTGCCGCCGAGACCCCGGCCTGGGTGGAAAACTGGCCGACTACGGCCGGCGCCATCAATGAGGACCTGTCCCGCCAACTGCCGACCCTGCGCGCCCGTGCCCGGGCCATGTCGCGCAATGACGAGTGGGCCATCGGCTACATGCTGCGCCTCGATGACGGCGTGCTCGGCGATACCGGCATGCCCCTGCAGATGCGCCTCAAGAAGCGCGACGGCACCTTCGACAGAAAAACCAATGAGCGCATCGAGGCCGCGTTCACCGACTGGGGCAAGGATTGCGAAGTCTCCGGCCTGAGCTGGCGTGCCGTTGAAAGCCTGGCGCTCGCCGCCGGCCCGGAAGATGGCGAGCTGCTCTATCGCTTCCGTACCGGCAAGGGCAAGTACGGCATCCAGATCCAGCTGCTCAACCCCAATCTGCTCGACGTCACCCTCAATCGCGAATGGCTCGGCAACCGTGTCCGCATGGGTATCGAGATCGACAACGATGGCCGGCCCCAGGCGTACTGGATTCGTGCCGTCAAGGCCGGCGAAGAGTTCGGCGATACCCTGACCGTCGGCCAGCATGTCCGCCTGCCTGCCAGCGAAGTACGGCATGGTTTCGTCAGTCGCCATATCGGCCAGTTGCGCGGCTATCCCTGGCTGTCCGGCGGCGCCCGCCGCCTCTGGATGCTGCATGATTTCGAAGAGTCGGCCGCCGTCGCCAGCACCAATGCCGCCAAGCGCCAGGGCTTCTTCACCAGCCTGGAGGGCGATGCCCCGCCGGGATTTGCCGACACCATTGTTTCCAGCGTACTCGAAGCCGCCAAGGCACAGGGCAAGGTACTGACGGCCGAGGAAGTACAGGCCATCACGGCCGCTGCCGAGAAGTACAGCACAACCATGCCGGGCCAGTTCGACACCCTGCCGCACGGCTACGACTTCAAGCCTTTCGAATCCAAGTGGCCCGATGTCTCGGCCGATGGCTACGTCAAGCAGCAGCTGCGGGGCTGGGCCGCCGCGCGCGGCATGTCCTACGTCACCCTGGGCAACGACCTTGAGGCCGTCAATTACTCGTCGGCCCGGGTCGGCATCGTGGCCGAGCGCGAACACTACAAGCGCGTGCAGGGCATCATCCGTGACTGGCTGCATGCCGAAGTGATGCGCGTCGTCCTGCCCTACCTGGTGCTCGGCACGCCTGGCCTTGATGACACAAAGATCGCCGCCTATCAGGATGGTGTTACCTGGCAGCCACGCCGCTGGGCCGGTATCGATCCGGTCAAGGAAGCCACGGCCGACGAGATCAACATCAAAAACCGCACCACCAGCCGCCGCCGGATCATCCTGCAGCGTGGTGATGACCCCGATGAGATCGCTGCCGAAGTCGCTGCCGAAGAGGCCATCTATGGCCCGCCCGATGCACCGGCCCGGCCCGACCCTGCTGCCCAGGATGGCAACACTCCGCCGGACTCGAATGCCTGATCCCCTGCGGAACTTTTTTGCCTATTTTTCAACCCCGCCAAAAACGAGACTACGCGACATGAACACACCGAAACGCTCCCGAGTCGAAGGCACACTGCACCGCCAGCTGCCGGCGACCATCACCATCCGCGAAGGCGATGGCCAGCCGGTCGACGGATCGGTCGAACCTGTTGCCGAGCTGCTGCGCCTCACGATCTCGGCATCTTCCGAAACACCCTACCTGCGCCAAAGCTGGTGGGATGATCCGTGGATCGAAGTGCTCGGCCACAAGAAGGGCGAGTGCGACCTCAGCCGCTTTGAAACTGGCGCCGGCGTCCTGCTTGCCAACCATGATCGCGAAACAGCTGTCGGCGATACGCCGCTGGCAGCAATCGGCGCAATCGAAGCTGCCCGCCTCGTCGGTGGTCAGCTCGAAGTCGATATCGTCATTTCCCGGCGCGATGCCCTGGCCGATCTGCGGCAGGACATCGCCGACAACCTGGTGCGCAATGTCTCCATCGGCTACCTGATCAACGAGCGCGTGCTCATTCGTCAGGGCAAGGATGGCGAGGCCGATGAGTACCGCGTCACCAACTGGCTGCCCTTCGAAGTCAGCCTGGTTGATATCCCCGCTGATGCCACGGTTGGCCTCGGTCGCTCCCTCGATGCACCCGACCCCAAGAATCCTCAGTCCCGCTATCGCGTGATTGATCTCGATGCCCCGTCCGCCGGGGTAAATACCCAAACCGTTCAAGGAGAACGAAGCATGACTACTGCAGTCGAAAACCCGGCGGACACCACCACCGCCCAACGCACGGTCGACGTGCAAGTGATTGGCCCGAACCCGATTGCCGCCGAACGCGCCCGCGTCCGCGTCATCTCCGCCATTGGCCGCCAGTTCAACATGAACGACCTGGCCGACACCCATGCCGACCTCGGCACCTCTGCCGAAGACTTCCGTTCCCTGGTGATGGAAAAGCTCAAGGACAACGGCCAGCTGCGTCTGGCTGAATCGCCGGAAATCGGCCTGTCCGAGCGCGAAGCCCAGTCCTTCTCTTTCTGCCGCGCCATGCTGGCCGCTCAGGACCCGCTCAACGCCGCCAAGATCGCCCCGTTCGAAATGGAGTGCTCGCGTGCTGCCCAGGACAAGCGCGATACCTCCGATGCCCGTGTGAAAGAGCGTGAAACCGCCATCACCCTGCCGGCCGATGTGCTTGGACGTGGCATGGTTGTCCAGCAAAAGGATGTGGCCGGTGTTGTCCGCAACCTCATGTCGATCATCTCCCGCAGCTCGCGTGCTGCTCAGGCCTACTTCCGCGATCTGACGGCCGGCACGCCGACCGCTGGCGGTAACCTGGTGGCCACCGAAGTCCTCGGTTCCAGCTTCATCGACTTGCTGCGCAATGCGATGATTCTTGATCGCCTGGGCGTCACCGTCCTCAACGACCTCAACGGCAACATCGCCATTCCGTCTCAGACGGGCGCTGCCCAGGGTTACTGGGTCGCGGAAGGTAACGCCCCGACCGAGTCGCAACAGACCATCGGCCAGATGCCCTTGACGCCGAAGACCGTCGGCGCCTTCACCGACTACACCCGCCGCCTGCTGCTGCAGGCTTCCATTGCGGTCGAGCTTTTCGTCCGTATGGACCTCGCCCGCGTCCTGGCCCTGGAAGTCCAGAACGGTGCCTTCAATGGTCTCGGCTCCAGCAACCAGCCCTATGGCCTCGCCAACATCTCCGGCATCGGCTCTGTTGCCCTGGGTACCAACGGTGCAGCACCGACCTACGACATGTGCGTCGATATGGAAACAGCTGTCGCCAACAGCAACGCCGACGTCGGCAACCTGGCCTATGTCACCAACAGCAAGGTGCGCGGCAAGCTGCGCAAGATGCAAGAGTTTTCCAGCACCAACGGCAAGCCGGTCTGGACCTCTGGCCGCGAGCGCGGTATCGGCGATGTCCTGGGTTACGACGCCTATGTTACCAACACCATCCCGTCCAACCTGACCAAGGGCTCTGCCTCCGGCATTTGCTCTGCGGCCTACTTCGGCAACTGGTCAGACTTCGTCGTTGGCTTCTGGGGCGGTGTCGACATCATGCTCGACCCGTACGCGAACTCCACCTCGGGCGGCAAGCGTGTCATCGCCCTGCAGGACGTCGACTTCAACGTCCGCAACGTGGGTTCCTTCGTCGCCGTCAAGGACATCCTGACCACCTAACAACCCCCGCCCGCAGCCAGCTGAAAGCCCTCCCTGCCTCTTCGGAGACAGGGAGGCCAGCAGGAAGGGCATCGGAGAAAACCATGAAACTACTCATCATCGACTCGACCCAAGTCAATTACGGCGACGACCGTGGCGGCGTTCACGAAGAAGCCAGCACCATCGTCGATGTCGCCAAGGACACTGCCAAGAAGCTGACCGAAGCTGGCCGCGCCCTCTACGTCAGCAGGTCCGACGACCCCTTCAAGGATGGCCGCTTCACCGCCTCCAAGGAGATGCTCCAGGCTGCTGCCGACATGGCCAAGGCTGCAAAGAAATCGGACCCGCCGGCTGCCTGATCTGAATGACAAAAGGCCTTCGGGCCTTTTCTTTTTATCCGATTGGAGAAACACCCATGAAATCCATCCGCAACATCTTCGCCAGCCTGTTATTCGCGCTGGCCTTTGCTGCTCAGGCAGCCACCATCCACATCCCGGATGCCTTCCTCGCCTCCGCGCTGCAGGGTGGCATGAACCTGTCGACCGATGTCGTCAAGTGCGCCCTGATCGACATCACCAGCTATAGCCAGGCGACGGATGTCTTCCTGGCTGACGTGACGCAGGTCACCGGTACGGGCTATACGGCCGGCGGCCAAACGGCGACCTCGATCGTCACGGCGGCCGACACGACTAACCACTGGACGACCATCGTCATTACTCCGGCGGTCTGGACTGGATCGACGACGATCAGCGCAACGGGTGCAGTCTGCTACGACTCGACGGCTTCCAATCGCATCATCGCCATCAGTGACTTCGGCGCAGCGGTGGCCAGCTCCGGCGGAACCTATACCGTCGGCGCCATTACGCTCAAATTCACGCACTTCTAAGGCCGAGCCGTGGGCGAGTCCTATTCCTGTGCATCCGGTGGTGTGATCGCCGGCGGCCGTCAGCGCAGTCTGAAATTTGCAGGCATCACGCTCGATGCCAGCGATTCCTTCGTACCGACCGCTGTCGCCGGCCAGCCGCTGATGCTGGAATTGCACGGATCAGGAACAAACCCACTACAGGTCGGCGCATTTTGGCATGCGACGATGCTGGCGGACCTTGCATATCTTACTGATACGCACCTGTACTGGGCGGCGCGGACACGCACCGGGCCGACCGGCGTTGTTTATGCCGCCATCCAGCCGCGTGACCGGCACCCGGATAATAACGACGGTGCGATCAATCTGAACAGCTACCACATGGGTTGGACAGATAACTCGGCCAGCCCGAAAGTCATGAACCTGGTGCAAGAGCGCCGGATGACGGAACTGCTGAAATGGGTTGAGCGCGAGTATCCTCAGTTCAGCAAGACCAAGCGCTATATGACCGGCGCCAGTGTCGGCGCATGGGCAACCATGACTTACGGCATCCGCCGGCACGATGTCTTCGCGGCGCTCTATCCAGATCGCCCACGCGTGCGTTACTCATCGACGGGCGCCCCCTACATCACACTGCCGGACTGGCAGAGCGGTCAGATCACCTAAGACAGCACGGGCGTTGTTCCGCTGAAGTCTGCAATCGACGGTGGCGGATCGATGGCCGATCACACCAACATCCTCGCCTACGTTTCCAACACAGCAAACCGCATTCCTTGGGTCGGCTGGGTCATCGGAAAGAACGACGGCTACATGGCCTGGCAGGACCAGGTTGATTTCATCGCCGCCATGCGCGCCGCCAAGCGCGGCTTCGCAGTGTCATGGAACCTTGGGACGCACAGCACAGCACCAAGCCCGACAGTGATAACAGACTCGTATTATCCCGGTCTATTCGAGATCGGCGTCGGCTATCCCCTGCTCACCAACAATAGCGCCGACGGAAATCCGGCAACCGATGACACAGGCAGCATCAACCTTGGTTTCAAGTGGCGGAACGTTGTTGAGAGTGCTGCCGGATGGTCATGCGAGATCACCAATATTCTCGGCGCGCGGACTGTAACGGTCGAGCCGATCAGTCCGGTGTTTTCCGCATCGGTCACCCCCCAAAACATTTCGATCCCGGCAGCGAATAGCTGGGTATCAGTCAGCTTCTAAGGATAGCCATGGCACAAGTACATCTGAAATCCGGCGCAGGTAATGTCAGTCCTTACGTCGACTGGACGAATGCTGCTACGACGCTGCTCGCTGCAATCGCTGCCATGGCCGCCGGCGATACGCTAGACGTATCCAGCGCCCATGCTGAGGCCTCTGCGGGCATTACGGCAACGGTTCCAGGTACAACGTCCTCCGTAACAAAGATTCTCGGCGGTACCCAGGGTGCTTCAAGCGGACTGACAGCCCTGGCCAACGGCGGGGTCATCGAATCGACGACCGCCACAATGGCCATCAATGGTTCATTCTATGCGGCGAACATCACCTGGCGAGCATCATCTGCATCGAGCGTTACTCCGGGCTTTGCTCAAACGTCGGGGAACGCCCAAACGCATGAGAACTGCCGATTTGAAATAACCGGAACGAACGCTGCATCTCAGTTCAGATTCGGCACGCCAACGTCGGCGGGCGGGTCATCCGTCAATCTAATCAACCCGATTTTCAAATACGCGAACGCAGGCCAGACCGCAGCATTCGACGGTAACGCTGTAATTTCTGGCGGGTCTTTGGATGCGGCCGGGTCCGCTATCACGGGCATTTTCAAGCTGTCGCACAACTCACGCGGCGCCCGTGTCATTGTCGATGACTTTGACGCTTCGGCCGCCGCCAGTTCCGCCAGCGTGGTTGGCTCCGTGCTGCAGGGCGGGTGCCACTTCACGGCACGCCGCATGAAGCTGCCGACGGCCTGGTCTGGCGTGCTTGTTACAGCCGGCCAGCTCAAGGTTGGCGATCGCTACGAAATGTACGATTTCTCGGCCGGAACCACGAAGTACAAGGCCTATGTTCAAGACTTCGCCGGCACGCTGCGCGACGAAAATACGGTCAAGGTAACGGCTAATAACCGCTCATACAAGGCCGTAACGAGGGCCGACTGCGGCAAGGTGCAGCCGTTCCGCAGCATTGAATACTTCGTCAGCCTTGCCTCTGGCACGGCCCAAACGATTTCGCTATCCACGCTGACCGATGGCGTCACGCTGACTGATGCCGATGCCTGGCTTGAGGTTGATTATTTTGCCGCTTCGGGCTCTTCGCTTGGCACTACCGCCCGCGATGCCGTCGCCGATGCGCTGGCAACGCCCGCCAATCAGGCGACCAGCACGGCAACCTGGATAACGACGGGCATCACGACGCCGGTCAAGCAGACGCTATCCGTCGCTGTTACGCCGGGTGTTGCTGACTACGCCATTGTTCGCGCCGTATTCGCAAAACCGAGTGTGACGGCCTATCTGGATGAAAAGGTATCGGTGGCATAAATGGCCTACGTCATCCTCCCCAATGGATCGGTCGCCGATGACGCCGGCGGCGTACTGCCGTCTGGCGATATATTGGTCGCGCCGGCTAGCGGTGGATCATCCGCCTCGGCATCGAGCGGCACCGGCACCAGCACGGGTTCTGGCTCGGGCGGCGATGCGAGCGGCGCCGGCGGCTCAGGAGCGTCAGTCAGCAGCGGTAGCGGCACCTCGACCGGCAGCGGCACAGGTGGGGCAGCTACTGGTGGCACCGGCGGCTCCTTTACCACCGATGCCATGGAAAACAACACCGGCGCCGGTCTGCTGGCCAGCATTGCAGTTTTCTGGACCTGGTACCAGGGCGCGATCGGTGCAGCACCGACCGCGACCGTCCACGGCACGGGAACGACCAATGCCTCTGGCGTGCTGAGTATTGCCAGCGGCTTGCCGTCCGGCGCTGGGTTTCTGCTGGTGCGCACCGCTGATGCCAGCGGCGTCTATTACCATCCGGGCACCGTGATCTGATGCTGCGTAATCTCAACAAATCGGCAGGCGGCCGGCGCATCCTCGGGACGCCCTATGTCGGCTTGTTGGCCTCGCAGATTATTGTCGAGACAGCGACCGGCGATAGCGGCCCGGGGCTGCTCTACGACGAGGCACAGGCTAACGCCGGAAAGCAGCTGCGCATCCGGATCACCAGCCTGCCATCTGCCGGAACGCTGTTCGTCCGCGAAAACGGTGATTTCGAATTTACTGGCGCGCCCGATGGCGTCTACAGCATCGGCTACGCCGTCGATGCCGACAATGTCCAGATCAAGACCGATACCGCCTCGCTGACAGTCGGTGCGGTCAATGGCGCCGTGGGCGCCGGAGTGGGCACCGGTGCCGGCAGCGGCACAGGCGGCGATGCGGTCGGCCAGTCCGGGACGCCAGGCGTTGCAGGTGGTGGTACAGGCACGGGTACGGGATCAGGATCGGGCGGCGATGGCGTTGGGCAAACTGTCGGTGCGGGTACGGTGGCTTCAGGAACCGGGACCGGCACAGGATCGGGAACGGGCGGTGATCCATCCGCTCAGAATTCAGCCAACGACCCCGGCGGTACGGGTACCTCTACCGGATCAGGTACGGGGGGGGCTGCGATAGGGGGCTCCCCGGTCAGCGCTGCTATTCCTGGCGCTTCAGGCACGGGTATCGGTTCCGGTACCGGTGGTAATGCCGGCCAGCCCCTTTTGTCCAGCAATCAAAGATTTATCGTCAAAGCCGCAGCACGCCGCTTTGTTGTCTCGTCTCATCCTTAGAGATCACCATGGAACAACTTGTCAAAGATCCTGCGGAAATCGTCACTGTCACGTTCGATTTTTCTGCCCTGGCTACCTCTGTGAGCAACCCGGTTATTTCCTGCATTCCAGTCGTGAAGCTTGATCCGAATGCAGCAAGCATGATTTCCGGCACGCCGCAGATTTCAGATTGCAAGGTACTGCAGCGCATCATCGGTGGGGCATCTGGCAACGACTACAAACTGCGCTGTGAAATCGATGATGCCGACGGCGAGCATTACGTGTTGACGGCCCTGTTGTCAGTGCAGACGTTTTGACTCTGCTGCGGAACTTTTTTGCCTAGTTTTACCCCCCGTCAAAAACGAGACTACGCAGCATGGATTTCGCCGCCGACCTCTCGTTTTTCTTCTCGGACTTTGCCGACGCGATTGTCATTGATGGCATCACCGTCAATGCGCTGATCGATACCGAGCTGGCCGAAGTTTTCGCCATGGTGGGCGGCGTCAGCAGCACGATCCGCGTGCCGGCTGGCACGTTGGTGCACAAGGGCAGCTCAGTGGCCGCCCGAGGCAAGACCTATATCGTTGCAAGGGCGCCGTATGAGGATTTCGACATCCTTATCCTGGGGCTGGCTGAATCATGATCGCTGCCCTCGACCAGATCCTCGCTGCAGTCGAAGCCCAGCTGGCTGGCATTACCGGATCATCCGGCGTCCATCGCAAGCCCTTCGCGCTGCTCGATGAGACCGACCTCGATTGCATCGTCATTGATGAGATCGAGGACGAGCTCATTCAATACAGCGGCTTCTGGCCTCGTACAGAAAAGCGCGTGCTGCGCTTTGATGTAGTGCCGCTGGTCATGGGGACACGGGCTAACTGCCTTGCAGCGCTGGGTGCGCTTCACCTGGAAATAGAAACCCGCCTCTTTGGCAGCCTGGCTGCCGTCACGCTCGGCGGCTTGATTACCAAGCCTCTACAAAATCCGTCCCGGGCATTACTGGCCGACTCGGAAACCTTGCAAAAGCCCGTCTGCGGCTGGCGCATTCGCATCGAAATCACGTATCACACCCGCTCGGACCTGCCGGGCTACATCGACAAGGAGTCATGACATGTCTGGATTTATTGGTACCGGCAAAATCAAAATTGCCCTTTACAGCAGCGGCGCTTCGTTTGGTGCCCGCAAGTTCTTCGACGTCGGCAACGCCTCCGTCTTCAAGTACAGCTTTTCGGAAGAAAAGAAAGAACTGAAGAATTACCAGGACCCCGCCGGCGGTACGGCTGACTCCGTCACCCGAATCAATACCATCGATGGCCAGATCGACCTGCGCGACCTCAAGGCTTCCAATCTGGCCCTGGCCCTGTGGGGTACGACTGCTGCGCTGACTGCCACGGCCATCGTCGGCGAGAATCACGTCATCAATGCCGGCGCCTTCATCCCGACGGCTCGCCTGCTCAATACCTCGGTTGCGCCCGTCGTCAAGAAGGGTGCCACGGTTGTCGCTCCGGCGGATTACACCGTATCGCACGGTGGCATCACCATCGCCGATACCATCTCCACCGCCACCGTGATCAACGGTGATGCGATCACCATCGATTACACCCCGAAGGTGACGGCCGACATTCAGGCACTGATCAATTCGGCGCCGGAAGTCTCGGTGTTCTTCGAGGGTACCAATCAGGTCAATGGCAAGCAGACCACCCGCAGCATCTGGAAGGCCAAGCTCGGCGTCGCGCAACAGGTCGATGAAATCAGCGATGACTTCAACACCCTGTCGCTGAGCCTCAGCATCCTCAAGGATGCCACCATCGTCACCGCCGGTATCAGCCAGTACATCCGCGGCGAAAACGAGGTTTAAGCGATGCCAGCCATGCTCCCTGTCGAGCTGCCCGACCTGCTGGTCCACGTGCGCGAACTCTCGGTTACCGAGGTTCGCGCCTGGGTCGCCGAGCAGGAAGCCGGCGCGCCAGTCGATCCCCTGCGGTGCATGGTGCTCGATGACTGCAGCCTGGATGATCTGGCGCGCATGTCGGACGCCACGGCCGAGCAGCTCGAAGCCTACGGACCGGCCGATCTGTCGCGGGTACGTGACAAGGCAAAGGCTCTTAACCCGCATTTTTTCAGGGTTCGGGAAGCGCTGATCGGCGTTTCCCGGATTCTCCAAGCGGAAGCCGCGTCGATGACTTCGATGCCAGCCTGATCGCCCTCATCATGCGCGGCCACCACGGTATCTTCGATTACCCCTACCGCACCTACCTTGCAGCCGTTGAGGCGTTGAACCGTGGCCGATAACACCGCCAACATCAAGATCAATGGCGACCCATCCGGGTTCGTCAAGGCGACTAATGTTGCCCAGGGCGCGCTTGGCAAGCTGCAGACCCAGCTCGGCGCCCTGGAGGTCATGTCAGCGAAGAGCTTCAGCGCTTCCGGCATCGCCGGCATTGGCCTGTCGGCTACGGCCGCAGCAGCTGCCCTGCTAGGGGCTGTCACCTCGGCTGCTGATTATGGCGATGCCCTGGACAACATGGCGCAGCGCACTGGTGAGTCCGTCGAAAACCTGGCCAAGCTGCAGTACGCCGCCAAGATGAGCGATACCAGCACTGAGGCGCTCGCCAAGGGGTTGACCTACCTCTCGGGCCAGATTGTCTCAGCCTCGCGCGGCTCAGCGGAAAGCAGCGCGCTCTTTGAAAAGTTTGGCATTGCCGTCCGCAATACCGATGGCACCGTGCGCGGTGTCTCGGAGGTCCTCGGCGACTTTGCCGACGTCTTTGCCAACATGCCTGATGGCCCGGAGAAGACCGCGCTGGCCGTCGATATCTTCGGCAAGAAACTGGGTGCCGAGCTGATCCCCATGCTCAACCAGGGCAAGGATGGCCTCAAGGCGCTGGGTGATGAAGCCGAGCGCTTCGGGCTAGTCATCAATGGTGAGCAGGCCAAGGCCGCTGCCAAGTTCAATGACAACCTGGACCGCATGGCCGCCCTGGCGCGCGCCGCCTCGGTCAGTATCGGAAATGTTCTGCTGCCGGTTATCAATCAGTTTATGGGCAAGCTGCTCGATGCCAAGCAGGCTGATCTGTCCATCTGGCAGATCCTCGGCGTGTTGCCAAAGCAGGGGGAAGATCCAGCGACTCAGCTCAAACAGGCTAGCGCCGAGCTGGATAAACTCAAGGCCAAGCGCGATGCGCTCTATAAACAGAATCTGTCAGATGGTGGCAGTACGGACACCACCAGCACGGATGCCGAAGTCAAGGCGATGGAAAGCCGTGTCGAATACCTGAAGCTGCAAAACAAGCGGCTTCAGGGCGATGATGAGGACACCACCAAAAAGCGCCTGGCACTCGGCGTCAACCTGGCTTCCGAACTCGCCAAGCTCGAAAACCTCCGCGCCATTGCCGCCGGAAAAGCATCGGCCGATATCCTCAAGGATGACAAGGCCCGCACGGCCGATCAGATAAAGGAGGCTGAAAAGCTTCGGGATGCCCTGCGCAGTGCCTGGGAAACTAGTCGTAAGGAAGCCCAGGTAGCTGCGGATGATGCGACTAAGCTACTCGAAAAAGCGGCCGGGGTACGCACGTCTGCACTCGATAAAGCCACCCAGATTCGGGAGTCCGGCCTATCGCCGGAAGAGCAGCAGGCCGCCAACCTGGCCCGCGCTCAGGAAGCGCAAGGGCAGGGCGCCTACTATGCCGCTGCTGCCGGTGCTGCCAAGCTGGATGGCCGTACCAAGGAATTTGAGAAATACCAGAAACAGGCTGAAGCCTTCCTGGATCGTGCCCAGAAGTTTGCCGAAGCCAGCGGCAATGCCGACATGGTCGAGCAGGTCGGCAATGACCAGGCCGGGCTGATCGAACAGCAAGCTAAGGCCAAGCAGGCCGAAGCCGCCGCCCTTGAAAAGCGCGCTACCGATCAGGCTGCCACGCTGGCCACAGTCGAAGCCAAGCTGACCGAGCTGCAGACCAAGGCGGCGGCGCTGGAGATCAAGGTCAAGATCGACGAGGCGCTCGGCAATATCGCGAATATCCAGACAAAGCTGGATGCGATGAAAGACAAGACGGTGACCGTGACAGTCAATGAAGTCGGATCTGCCGCGGCCATTGCTGCCGGTAATGCCAACAAGGCTGCCGAGGTAACCAATCCGACCGGGTTTGCTGGTGGTGGCTGGACTGGATTCGGCGGCAAGTTCGAGCCCGCCGGCATCGTTCATCGCAAGGAGTTCGTCGTCAATTCCGAGCGTACGGCGGAACCAGGCGCCCTGGATTTCCTCTGGCGCTTTCACCGCTACGGCATGCGCGCCCTCAAGGGCTATGCCGGCGGTGGTCTAGTTGATTCATTTCCTATTCCCCAGTTGTCGTCATCTATTGCCAGTAGTGGCCTGTATGGTAGTCAAACTACCCCGCTAGTACTTGATTTCGGAAAGCTTGGCCGCATCAATGCCGAAGCTCGCCGCGATTCGGCTGACGAAATTTTGCGCGTCTTTGATCGCGCGCGTTTGCAGTTTGCGAGGCGCCCGTGAGTTTGCCCAGTCTGATTATTGATGGCATCGATCTGCCGATCCTGAGCTGGCTCGATTATGAGCAGACGATTGATCCAATCGGTGGTTCAACGACGCGCCGTATGGCCAATGGCGCCGCCTTGAAATTGACCCATTGGCGCAAGTGGCGAGTCTCGATATCGGCCAGTGGTTGGGTGCCATCCGTACTCAACGCAATCGACTATGACCAGCCTTTCGATATCGAGTTGCCAACCCCAGTCGGCTTGTCGGTTGGAGAGCCGCTGCCGTCAGGTTGGATAGCGCGGTCAGATTTTCCGGAGCACACAGTCACCGATAAAGATGGCAATGCCATTCGATACGTCTACATCAAGATGACAGTGATTGCCGAGCCCCCATCCCAGCGCCATGGGCGCAGCAATGCGCCGGCCTGGAATTTAACCTGCGAGGTAGCATGAGATGCGTTTAACCCATGAAAAAGTGTCTGGTCTAGCCAATACCGATGCCGGAAAAGTCGGCGGCGAAAACTGGGATGACCCGCACGTACTTGAGGCTGGTTCCGTTGTTACCTGTGCCGTGCTGGGCTTTGCTTACACAGTAAGCGGATCGGTCACGACGCCGACCAATAATGTCGGACCGATTTCCAGCTCGTTCACAAAAACGTCGACTGGGCATTTCGACGCATCTATTGATACAAGCGCTTATCCCGTCCGCGCGGGTTACATGGTGGTGACGTATATTGGGGCAGTCAGTATTTCAGGACTTCCCGCCGGTTGGACATGGTTTGCTTCCAGCAATTATGGATCGGTCTCTCTGGAGATCTATAACGCTTCCGGTGTACTGGCTAATCCGACATCCAATATCAAGGTTTTTGTCACCATCATCGGGCAGGTCGAATAATGTCCGCATTCGACGCTGCTTTCGATGCGTCATTTGATTCCGGCGGCACATCTACGCCGCCGCCGGATACTGGCTATGTGACGCTCGGACTGCAGATCGCAGTGATCAATCCGAATGTCTTTTTGTCAGCGCCAGGTGGCCTGCGCTGGGTACCGGTGGTCATGCTTGATGGCTCTGATATTTCGGACCGTCTATCGGGGCAGATCAAGATCAGTGCCGCTGAAGATTCAGCGCGTATTGCGACACTTTCTTACCAGCCGCTCCTGGCTAGCGATTTGACTTCCCTGGCTGGACAGGAAATCACCATCGGTGTTTCGTTGGATCGGGCAGGTGCCTTGGCCTATTACCAGCTTTTTGCCGGTACGGTTGAGCGTGCTCCGCTGGATATGACATCGCATACTGTCACATTGTCCTGCCGTGATGGTTATCAGGCGCGCATTGCCGCTTGCCAGTCTGCTGCTGAGGTCGAGGCGCTGTTCGGTGGCCTGGCTTTCCCAGCACAAAAGCTCTACTCGTGGAATGCCACCGACCCCGACCCGGTATCCTATTTTTCCACGCTGCTTGATAGCATGGCCGGTGCCGTATCGATCGACAGCACAGGTTTATGGCAGGCGATACCTTGGTCCATTGGTACGCCGTCCGCAATCTTCGGTGCAGGCGATGTTTTTGATGATTCGGTATCGATCAGCCCGACCTGGCCTGCCGATCTGCCAGGCACTTTTACCGCGACGCTCAAGCACCGTCATCCGCGTCTGCACCAGATCGAGCGCGCCGTGACTTGGTCGCGTCTTACCTTTACCGACTTCGTCGTTCACGGCACGAACTGGGCAACAAAAGCTGCCGTACAGCAGGCGCTGTCAGGTATTTCCGAATGGCAAGTCAAGGGCGAAATCAATGTCGTTTCGCCAACACCTGGGACCTATCCCGTGATCGTCGGCCCCGCCACCATCACGTACATCGTGTCCTATGAGAATGCCCCGTTCCTGGCTGACTCAGTCAATTGCACGCTATACCGCCGCTGGTATCAAAACGTGGAGACGTCTTACACCTACACGATTACCTTGACCGGCGGATCAGATCGTACTGAAACGATCAATGAAGCACTCAGCAGCGACTTTGATGGCGCCGAGTGGGAAACTACCCCTACAGCCGAAGCAGATATCGGTATCTGGGCCAGTAACGCGCCGACTGTGGCAGTGCCACCTACAGGCTATGAGGGGCTATTGCCGCCGCACCCCGGCGCCAATGGTGGGAGCGATTACTGGGCTGATATCGTGCAGGCCGACATCGATGCTGCCACGACCCATATGGTCGGTAAGGTCGTCCGCAAGGTCGCTCGGGCGCTCCGTAATCGCACAGTATCTTTTTCCCGGCCGATAGATCCACGTTGGGAAATCGGATCCGTCTTAGCCATTTCCGCTCAAGGTGTCAGCGCGACGGGGCAGGTCATTGATCTCGAGCACATGCTTGATATCGATAGTGGGGATACCGAGACATCGATTGTGCTAGCCGTGCCGGAAAGCGCCGGCAGCAGCACCGCCATTACGGCTTCAGCTGTGGCGCCGACTGGTGTTGTAGCGCATATTGGTACGCCTGTTGCCCTCGCCAACCATGTCGGCGGCCGCGCCGATACGCCGCGCACACCCGACCCGGATACGTTGATCGGATTCTTGTGCAACGTCCTGCCTACAGCCGGTAGCTACGACCCGACTGCGCCGACGTACCAGGAGCAATTCCGCGTGATCATGCCTGCTATTTCCCAGTCACACCGTGACGCCCTGGAACAGGCCGGCACGATCTCCGCAACCTGGTCCATTGCCGGCGGTTCGCTGGCCATCACCTTCTGAGATCGCCATGGCCCTGAGTTTCGGTTTTTACGCTGATCCCGCCCTGACTACCCGTCTGGTTCATCGCCTGGCTTTTGTCCAGGACCATCTGTACCCGACTCCAGCGGACAAGGTCATTTACTTTGGTAGTCCGCTGCCGGGCAGGACATGCCGTGTTAAAAGCTCGCCAGGCGTCGCCGCCATTACCATTTCACCGACGGATGCAGCCCCGGCCATCGGCCTGCCGAGCAGCACCTTGCGCCTGGCACTATCTGCCTCTGGCCTGGCTTCAGCAACGCCTGGTGCAGCGCTGGTCCTGCCGGCAATCATCTTGAGCGGGATCGCCAACGCTATCCCCATCCACATGTCGGTGCTCGATAGCCTGCATGTAGTCGGCGTATACAAAGACATCGGCCTGACGACCAACGAGTTGATCGAGACATGAGTAAAGATCTGACTGAGGCGCTCCGCGCGCTGACCGAAGAGGCACAAGGCGCTGCTCAGCCTGTCGAGCCGATGAAAAATAGACCTGCTGCCGGTGCTGCAAAATCGGCTGCACTCAATAACAACGGTAAAGGTGGGGGCAGTGGAGGTATTTCATCCCCACTAACCGAGACATCCTATGCAGCCCGGACGTGGCATAGCCCGACCGTGATCGTCAGCACGGACGGATTATTTTCACTGCAGATCAAGCCAGTCAAGACAATCGACTTCACCGATGCGACCGGTGCCGCTGCACAACTGGTATTTGACCATCCATGAGCCAGGGTGAAGCAGTCCTTCTCAACGAGGTTCTGAAGTTCGGCCACCCGTGGCACGGCCTGTACAGCATAGCGACAGGCTATGTGACCCCTCCGGCTGGGCCTGCCTTCGCCATTCCCGGCATAGCGCCTTCCGGCACCGATTTCAACCCACCTGGATTTTGCGCAAAGCTGGCAAAGCCCGGTGTAGCCGCAGCAACAAACGATGCGAATGATGTAGCGGCTGGCCGTACCTGGCTCAATTATGCGCTGCTCTCCGGCGGCTATCAGCGGCTGTACGGCAAAAACATGGGCGGGCCGATTTATATCGCGAGCGACGGCTCTGCGTGGCATGTCGACGTCAATCGAAACCCTACCTCGACGAGTGGTGTAAACCGGCTCGAAATCATCCTCAATCTGACAAATTTCGGTGAGATTTCAGACCCTGCGGCAACAGTGGTGACGCAGGCCACAACAATGGTTAGCGCAACATTCGATGCCGGTGGTGACATTGCCGGGGCCGGAGTTCTTTCGATCATTGAAGACATCAACGAAACTGGATCAAAATTTCTGATGTCAGTTTTTGAGACGGTATCGACAACGCCGTTTCCGTTCAGGCGGGTGCTGGGGCTGTTCGAGGTGAGCATTACCGGAATACCTCCGTCCGCCACGGCAAGCATTACAAAGCTGGCCGATTTTGTTGGCAGTTCCAGCCAGGCTACAAGCGTTTCCCAAACGTGGAAAATTGCCTATATGGATGGCACCTGGTCGCCGCAGTACATCGTCCAGTCCAGCTATAACGCGCCTGGCTGGGTGGCGATTAATAACTGGCGATCATGGCCAACGGCGCAAAATGATTACACCGAGCATACCTTGCTGATCGGTGCTCGGTATGTGGCTGGCGTCGCCCAGATCATGACGCTCCATCGCAAAGAGAATTACACCGGAACCGGGGATGTTTCCATTTCCGGCGTCGACGTAACGGGTGGTGATTGTCTTTGGACGTTCACAAAATCATCAACCTTCACCGTCACCGCCGAGATTCGCGCAAATGGTGCTGCCGTCTTATCGCAAAGTATGAGCGTTACCGCATCAGGGACGGCGAGCATTAGCTACAAATCCGGCCTGGCGCCCGTCACGTCGTCAAGCAGTTCGACCATTTTCAACTTTGGCTCCGGCAGCACAACCTTATCTGGCGTCGAGTCGTGGCGCTACGGGTCACAAGCTGGCGCGGATTCATATGGACCGCTTGGACCAAACGCCGGGCCAAATGGCGAGGCAATATTCGGAGCCTGGCGATATAGCAATTCGGTTTATGGATTGATTCACCGGGAGTACTTGCTGCCTGGTGCCACGATCACTAACAACGTGGTTTTTCGCGGCGTTGTCGGGGCGGTCGGAAGTGAATCAACTGTCTATTCGCCGACGCTATTTTCTGGCGGTGCGAAATACGCCTCTGAGCATCCGGTCACTGGTGCGATTGCGCGGGGCGCATCGCCGGTTTGCTGGGTTTGAGAAATTATTATCTATGCAGCCGCCTTCGGACGGTTTTTTTACGCCACATCGCCGGCAAAGACCGGAGAAGGGAACAAAAGTGCCTGAAAAGGAAATCGTCCAGTATTGGCTTCCCGCAATTACTGCCCTTTGGGGTGGCACTGTTGGGTATCTTCGTCAGGTCCAGAAGGGAAAAGTCTTCAAGCTGGCGGCGATGATCATCCATCTTTCAGTATCCGGCTTTGCCGGCCTGATGTTCTGGTTGATCGCTGTCGAATATGGCCTGTCCGGCCCCATGTCGGCCCTTATCTGCGGCATGGCTGGTTACATGGGCGGCGAGGCCATCAAGCTCCTTGAGGATCGCGTGATCAACGTCAGCGGCGGCAAGTCATGATCACGGCCGAACAACTGATCAAGATCATGCCCTATGCCAAAAGCCGGGCGCTGCTCTGGATCGATGCGCTCAACGAGGCCATGACGGAATTCGGCATCGATACCCCGCGGCGGATTGCCGCCTTCCTGGCGCAGATTGCCCATGAATCTGGCGAACTGCGCTACGTGCGCGAGCTGGCCAGCGGTGCCAGTTACGATACCGGCCGCCTGGCGGAACGCCTCGGCAACACGCCGGAAGCCGATGGCGATGGCCAGCGTTTCAAGGGGCGCGGTCTGATCCAGATAACCGGCCGGCACAATTACCGGCAGTGCAGCCTGGCACTATTCGGCGATTCCGACATTCTGATTGCCGAGCCGGAGCTGCTCGAGGAGCCGAATAATGCCGCCCGATCGGCGGCCTGGTTCTGGTGGGTACGCGGCCTGAACGTCACAGCAGATTGCCCGAACAGCTTCCAGACAATCACCCGTGTCATCAATGGCGGCCTGAATGGTTACGTTGATCGCCTGGCTTACTTCGATCGTGCGCGCAAGGTGCTGGGATGCTGACCGAGCCGCTCGTTCGTATCGCTGCCATTCTGGCCTTCCTGGCAGGAACATTCATCGCCGGCTGCACGACCGGACGGGAGCAGGTTCAAGACAAGTGGGATGCTGACAAGGCCATCCGCCTGCAGGCCGCCTTCGCTGCCGAGTCTGCGGCCCGTATCAAAGAGCAATCCCTGATGACCAAACTGACTGAGGCCCAGAATGCCGCTACCGAACGCGAAAAGAAAATCCGCACTGACTATGATGCTGCTCGCCGGTCTGCTCTCGGCCTGCGCGACACCGTCGCCGCCCATCGCAGTGAGCTGTCCGGAAATACCGGACAGGCCAGCAGCGCGACAGCCGATGCCGCCCTCCAGCTACTCGGCGAGTGCGCGGGAGAATATGGCGCGGTGGCAGCAGCAGCTGACGGTCACGCCAGCGACGTCCAAACCCTGAGCGAAGCCTGGCCGAAATAGCATGGGCGGGAATCTCAATCAGCGACATCGCGGCATGATCGCCACCTCCAGCAGCTGGCGCCGTCACTGGCTCGCCTGGCGCTGGCTTCGCTATCCATTTGTGAAAGCCTGAGATGTCACGGCCGATGCTCAACTGCTGGCTGGTCGCCATGTGGATCTGGGGCGTTGGCCATTGCCGCCAATATGCCTGGGTTCGCCGATCTCATGCTTTTCGCGGTCTGATCCCGCACTTCGGCTTTGCCGAGCGGGCAGGTTGGCGCTATCTGCGCACCGTTGAGTATGTCCCGCCGCGCCGCCGGCGCTGGACGCGTCGTGATTGCGTCATCCTCTTCGATGGCCACTATGTTGTGCGTCACTTCCGCTTGCTCTCGATCCGTCGATGGGCAACGAAAGAGCAGGCGCTCGCCGATTTATACCTGGGTAATGGAAGGATTTGAAATGGATGCCGAGATCATTAGTCTGCAGAAATGGAAAGCCGAGCACCCACCGCTGCTCAAGGCCTGGGAGTCGGCATCGAATGCCGGGATAAAGTGCTGGATGAACTGGGCAAGGCTTTGGTTTCCGTGGTTGTGATGTCACGGCTGTGTCACAAGGCCGCTACAGTTCAATAACCACGCGGAAAAGGGCGGGTTCGAGTCCCTCCGGGCACACCATAACAATCATTGTTATTCAAGCGCTTAGCTTAGCGTTGTGACTCGTTTGTGACGCCGATATATCGTCATTTGATCCTGCTGTGTCACAAATTGAGTCACAAGTCGCAGAAGCGGCGAACATCGCGACGGCCTTGTTGCCCACGTCCGGCGTTGCCGACTTGATCCAGCGGGCATAGGTACGGGCCAGCATGCTGAGATCGCTGTGGCCCATCTGGTTGGCCAACCAGCCCAGCGGCTCGCCCGCGGTGAGCATCATCGACGCGTAGGTGTGGCGCGTCTGGTAGGGGCGGCGATAGCGCACTCCGGAAATCCGGATTGCGGTCTTCCAGGGTCCCTGGCGTATCGCCTCGTCGCCTTCCCAGGGTTCGCCTGATCGCGGGTCCCTGAAGATCACGCCATCCTGCATGAACGTAATCAGCTTTTGACGCTTGAGGGCAGCCATGGCCGGCGCAAGCAGCTTCACGTCGCGAATGCCTTTTCGGGTCTTCGTGGTCTCGGCTTCTTCCGCTGATTGGGTCTTGGCTTTGTTGATGCGCGCCTCTCCCCGTAGCCAATCTATATCTCCCCAGGTCAGCGCAACCAGCTCAGACGTGCGCAAACCGGTCCAGAATGCGAATTCAAAGAGATTCCGGTACTGCGGATCACGGCAGGCCGTTAAAATCGCTTCACGCTCGATTGTGTCAAAGGGATCGACATCATCGATGACCTTGAGCGCCTCGGCGTTTTCGTACTTCCAGCCATAGAGGGGGTTGGTCTCGATCAGGTCGTCGTCGAGGGCATCCTGGAGGGCCGAGCGCAGCACGCTTTGAACGTTGGCCAGCCACTTGTTTCCGCATTTCTGTGTCTTGCACCAGTCGCGGACATGAACGCGGCGCAGATCGGGCAGCAGTACGCGCCCGATCGGATCGTTGTTGATCATGGTGACGATCTTGTTGTAGCCGTCCCAGGTGCTGGACTTTAGTTGCTTCTGCTTGCCTTTGATCCAGCCTTCGAGATAGTCCTCCAGGCGCAGTCCTGCCGCTTGTGGCCGCTCGGAAAACTTGAATCTGTTCTTGGACTCGGGGAAGGTGACGGCGTAATCGAAGGTTCCATGGGCGATCGCGTCAAGGATCGTGGACCGATGCTGCGATACGCGCTTCAGATTTGCAGGGGTTGGGGCGACCTTGAAGGTTTCCCGGCACCGTTGGCCCTGGAAGATGAAATCGATTTCGATGCTTTTTGCGCTACGGGAGCGAACCCCGTCGTAAGACCTTGCTCCACCCATGACTCGTACCCATCCATGTCAATCACGATATGCCCATCGGGCGCTTTGCGAAACTCGCGCCCCTCCAGCCAGATTACATCCCTAATCTTGGCGCGTACAGCAGCCGGCGTGTAGCCGGTCAGCTCGCAGAATTTAGGGATGAGAACGTAGCGGGCCATGGAATTAGACGACGGTGGCTTCGGTCTGGCTGGCTTGCTGGTCGTAGCCAAGCGCAATATTGGTTTCGCGGCAGGCGGCCTTGAACAGAGCCAGCGGCTGGCGCTTCCAGAAATCACGGTAGGTATCGGCAAAGACGCGGAGCAGCTTCAGCTCTTCCCCCGTGACGCCCATGCGGCCGCTGGACTCGTAGCGCTCGCGAAGGTTCGCCATCGGGATACGCATCGCGTCGCAGATGTGCAGGACGTCCTTGGCTTCCTTGTAGGCCGCTGCGACGGTCAGCACGTTGCGCATGTTGGCCAGGCCGTCATAGTGCTTGGTCGTTGCCCAGCCGCCGGCGAAGGCCTCGATCAGCATGCGCTCGGCCAGCTCGACGTCTACTTCGCACAAGCTGCGCTCGACCATCAAAGGTGTCGAGACCGGCCGCTTCCGGTAGGTGCTGCGCTTTCTCATTTCACCACCTTGAACCGGAAGGGCTTCTTGGTCCTATCGACCGTGATCAATCCCCTGTTGACGAGCTGATTCCAGTGGCCGAACACGGCCGACTTTGACAGCTTGGTATGGGCCATGATCTTGAGCGTGTCGTTGTGGCCTGCCTTGATTGCGGCAAGTACTTCCTTGCGCGACTGGATACCCAGATCGATCTGGCGCTTGTTGGCCTTGGGCTTCGGGCCGGCCTCTTCCACGAAGGGCTGCTCTTTGGTGGTCCGGTCAGCGCTGTGGGAGATGCAGCGGCCGACCGGCATGGGGGGTACGATGCGGTGGGCGACGATGGCGGTGATGCTGGTCATGCCCTGAGCGACTTCCGGTTCAGGGATGACCGTATAGCTCGGCGGGATGGCATGAGAACGGCGAAGTTCAAGCGCCATACCGTCGAGCATCGCGGCCGCGTTTGCGATGGTTTCGCGTTGGGATGGGCTCATGCTGGTCGCCCTTCCTCTTCTTCCTCGCAGGGCTGGAAGCCTTCCAGGGGGATATAGGCGGCGTACAGGTCGGACGTGCATTTGCGATAGGCGGTGGCGGTTTTGAGGCTACGGTCGTGCTTGATGGTTTCGTGGCAGGCGCATTGGTAGCGGCGCTCGCACCATTCGTTTTTCATCTCGCCATGTGCCAGGCAGCGGTTGACGCTTTCGGGCAGTGGGAGGATGGGCGGGGTTCCGGTGAAGTTCATGCTGCGATCTCCAGTTGTTGCAGGGTCATGCCGTTGGTCAGGCAGTGCTCTACCCACTTTGGCTTACGGCCTCGGCCGGTCCATTCCAGCTCGGCGTTGTCGGGGTGGCGGTACTTGATCGCGATGCCGTATTTGGAGATGGATGGTTTTGCGTCCGTCTCGATTGCCTTTTCTTCAAGCCAGGCAATGCGCTGCAGCTGGGCTGGGTCGAACGAATATTCTTCACCATCAATAACGACAAGGATCGGTGACCGACGGCCATCGATATAAATCTGGCTGATCTCACCACCTTGCCCAGCAAGTCCAGACCGGATTCCATATTCAGGATTCGGGACATCCAGCACGAGCACGGTATCGCCCACCGCGAAGACGGGAACGCCGTCGGATGGTGTTTCGTTCGCCTCGATAGAGGCGCTCGACTGCTCTTCCGCCGTTGCTTCTTCGAGCGGGTTTTCCCCGCCCGCCGGCGCAGCTTCGGGCGCGCCGCCTTCGCTTTTCGCGCGCGATAAATCCCCCGCCTGCGCAGCTTCGGTAGGGGGAAGATGGGCGTCAGAGGGCACGGAACGGGCTTTTTTCGGGGTTTTCTTGGGTTTTTTCGCGAGTTCGGCGGCTTTTATCTCTTCCTTGGCCTCGATGAGCAGGGCGTCGGGGTCGATTTCCAGGGCGCGGGCGAAGGTGATGAGGTTGCCGGGTTCGTTGGCGACGTTGTACTGGTCAACGGTGTGGTCGGAGATCAGGGCGAGGTCGAGGATGAAGAGGAATTGCTCTTCCAGGGAGAGATTTGGTAGGCCGAACTTGAAGGCATCGAAGCGGGCGTAGTTGTCAGTGCCGATGGCACCCCACAGGCCGCACACCTTGCCGCCCTTGTCGAAGCCGACTTCGGTCAGGAAACGCAGCGCAATGATGGGCATGGCGTCGAGCAGCAGGTGGCTGATGCCTTCCTCTTTTGCTTCCTTGCCTGCCAGTTGGCGTACCTGCTTGAACATCTTGTCGCGCCAGTGGTTGGCGAGCTTGACGCGGGCGAGTAGCTTCTTGTTGTCTTCCTTCTCGACTTCCTTGCGGGTGACGACGCCGGCGGCCTTGAGCTTTTCGGCGATGACCTTCTTGGGCACGACCTCGACCAGCTCGCCTTTGTGGCCGTGCTCGATCATGGCGACGCCGTCGGTATCGTCAGCCATGATTTCGCGGTAGGTGCGGTGGTCGGGGTCGTCGTAGCAGGGGCTGTCGAGCTTGACGTGGGTGCGGGACTCGGCCTGGTAAGACGGCATGATCTTCTCGGCCTCTTCGCCGGTGATGACCTGGATGTCTTTGCCGGCCTGCTGAATGCGGCGCTCGGCTGCGGCCATCTTCTTGGTCGTGAAACAGTCGGGGTCGGTGCAGACGTCGGCGCTTTCGATATCGTCGAAGAGCTCCGGGGCGTTGCCAGTGCGCTTGGGGCATGCACCGCAGGGGCCGGCCAGCGCAACCAGTTCGCCGTCGTCGGTGGGGAAGGGGGCATCGGCCAGGCGCAGCATGTAACGATCGCGAATCCATCGGCCGGCCTCACGGACTGACTTGGTGTCGCCGTGATAGTTGGTTTGCGTGATGTCCTCGATGGCCTTGGCTTGCAGCTTGTGGGTCGGGATACGGGCGACGAGCAAGGCGGTAGAGGCGTTGAGCGTGCCGGCGTAGAAGAGGCGGCGGGCATCCTCGGAGAGGTCGAGCAGCTTCAGGCGGCCGAAGATGTAGCTGCGGGACTTGCTGATCTTTTCAGCCAGGCTGTCGGCGGAGTAGCCGTGATCCTGCATCATGCGGCCGTAGCCTTCGGCCTCTTCGAGCGGGTGCAGGTCGTCGCGCTGCAGGTTCTCGATGACGGCCGCTTCGAGCAGCTGCTCGTCGGTCATCTCGCGAATCATGGCGGGCACCTGGGTCAGCCCGGCGGCGATCGCGGCGCGGTAGCGGCGGGCACCATTGACGATTTCGTACTGGCCCTGGTTGTCGGGTCGAACGAGCAGCGGCTGCAGCACGCCATGAATGGCGATGCTGGCCGTGAGCTCGTCCAGGGCGGGCTGGTTGAAGTGCTTGCGCGGGTTGAGCGGAGACTCAAACAGCCGCGTGGTTTCGATGGTTTGGAAGGTGTTCATGATGGCCTTAGTTGTAGGTCGGTGCAGGCGTGTGCACCTTGTGGTTCCAGGCGCGTTCGACTGATTTGCGATCGCGGGCGATCATGGCGTCGAGCAGGCGCTCGGTGACCATGTTGATGTCGTCCTCAAGGGCCTCACGGTCGTCGAGCAGCTCGGACAGCAGTTGTTCCAGGTCGGCGATGTGCTGCTCCTGGGTGCGGATGCGCAGGCCGAAGAAGGCGAAGTACAGCCAGTTGATCAGGCGTTGCATGGGGATACCTCCAGACGGGCATGGGTGGGGTTGATGACCTTGGGGCTGAGGCGCACCCAGCCGGCGGGAATGACCGGGCTGAAGGCGACGCGCTGGCCGTTGCCGATCAGGTGCATGCCGTGGGCGCTGGCGGCCTGCAGGCACTCGTCGAAGAGGGTTTCGTCGGTGGTGATGAGCGGGGTGATCATGGGCGCTGCCTCAGTGGAAATTGGTCACGCGGCAGACAAAGGCGCGGAGCGCTGCCGGAGTGCCACGCGAGCCGAGATAGGCCGAGTGGTTGAATGTCTTGCGATAGACGAGGAATTTGCCGCCCTTCTCGATGACCATGCAGCCGTGATCCTTGGCGATCTGCTTGGCTTCCTTGACGAGCTGGAGCGGGTTGCGTTGTGTGGCCATGGTACCCTCCGGTTAATAAGTGCAACTAATGGTTGCGAATTATCACCGGATTTATTTATAAGTCAACAACCGTTAGTTGCGTACTGGGGCAATAAAAAACCCGCCGAAGCGGGTTTTACTATTTGGACTTGCCTTGCCGTTCGGCAAAGTCTGTTTTTTGATTCGCAACCATGAGTTGCAGGTTAGCGGAATCAAAACCACAAATCAGTTGTTGACTAGTGCAACTATCAGTTGCCATAATCTCTCCCATGATGATTCTCGGATTCTGGAAAACCTTTACTGCGGCGGCTATTTCCCTTGGCGTATCCCGGGAGGCTGTACGCAAGTGGCAATTGAATGGCGTTCCTGCCGAGCGGGTTCGCGAGATTTGCGCGGCCACGAACTGGACTGTTACGCCACATGCTCTCCGGCCTGATCTTTTTCCGAATGCAACCGATGCGATGCCGATTTCCGAAGAGAAGGCGGCCTGAGATGGCGAAAAAGCGCCGCAAGAGTTCTCGTGTCATGACGCCATCTCCGAAAGTGGCAGCGTCTGTGCTACAGCCGTACCAGATTGCTGCGCTGGAAGTGCTGCAGATATCCGCTGCCCTGGGCGTGTCGATCCGCTATGCCGCCCAATTGAGGAAATTGAAATGAACGATTCACGCCTCAAGGAAGCGATGCGAAGGAAGCATGATTTGTTCAGGCGCCGGGGTTTCGACTTCGCCATACCAGCCCTGCCTGGGCAAGAAGGGTCCGAATCGTTTCGATTTCGATTGGCTGCGTGTAAGCGTTCATTCCGTCCGGTTCGCTGGCGTTGTCTTCCTGGACAACTGCCATTTCCCATGCGCGCTCCACGTCCGTCTATGTCATCGGCAGGTAAGCGGACATGATCGCCAGCGCCTTCCGGGTCGCTACCAATTCGGCCAGCATGATGTCCTGCTGCTCGGCCATTCCGCCGATGACTTTCGCCAGGCGTTCGATTTCTTTTTCCAGGTTCATGGGGTTCCCCTTCGTGTCGGTCAATCGGTCTGTGGAAAGCTGATTCTGTCATGTCTGGTGCCTCCTTTTTCTCTCCTCGGTGCGGCCTCGTCTCCGGTCGCAGCGTTTTCCCGGGCCTGGCTGGCCGGGCCTTTTCTTCCATGACTTCAGTCTGCGCTTTTACGACTGGAGTGTTTACTGTGCGAGGTGCGCCATGTCTCATTTGATTTCGAAACCCGCCCGCGACCCGGTCGACGTGCTGCATACGTTGGCAAAGACCTACCGCGACAAGGATTT